TATCTGATCGTGAATTATTTTTTCCATACGCCTTGCAGATTTTTGTGCAGGACTAATTTCAAGAACTTGTGGGTCTGGTGAAGGCCCTTCTTTTAACATTTCCTTTTCTTCTGCTAGTTTGTCAAGTTTAATATCCTCAAACTTACCAGTAGCAAAAGTAGCTCCGGGTTTCAAAACACGCCCATCACCTTCATACCCTATATCGTAAGGATTATCTACAACCGAAGCTTGACCTTCATCTTCTGGCGGTGCAGAAGTTTCAAGTCCCGGTTCGATGTGGGCGTGTTCTGAAGTTCCTTCGGGTACTTTAGTTTCACTAATACCAATAGGAAACTTATTAGCCCCGAATACGACATCTACTAATTGACCAAACGCAGCAAGTACTTTAGTCTTTGTAACTTTTACAAAAACTCTAGACTTTTCTGACTCACGGAACCTAATATTTTTACCGTATAATCCACGATAATTATGATAGGCTGCAAGCCATCGCTGCTCATCTAAATCTCTTGCATTTTCAGCAGATATAAATCTATCTTTAATTAAACCTGTAAGATTATTCTGTAGGTTTTCTTCAAGAGTTAAATTTATACCCTGCTCATTTTCTACTTCTTCAAAGTAAAGAGCGTTAGATGTTAAATTAGTTTCAGCCATTATTAGCTAGGAGTTACACCAAGATGCTGAAACTCAACAATAAACGTAACTGTAGTAGCCGCTGTTGCCAAGTCATTAGCAAGAGGCTTCAGTCGAATATGTAGAGTACGTGCAGCAGAGCTATATAGTGATGCTGATAGCGTCATAGCCTCTGACGTAGCTGGGCCACCACTCATGGTTGAAAAAGCATTAGCTGCTGCTGGAATACCATTAGCAATAATGTAAAGAGGTGTATTAGCTGTAATTGTTACAGCAGAGCCACCATCGTCTGCAATAGCCTTTTCATTAATAATCTGACCACCACCTGCGGCTGTACCCAAATCAAAATCAATATCATCGCCTGATGCACCAGCAGTAACCAAGTTACCATTAGCAATCATAATAAGATTCTTGATTGAAGTGTCAGCAGGTTGAGTAAAGCTAACATCATAAGTAGCGTCTGCTGTCACTGCAATAGTTCCTGTAGTAACAGAAGTAGCTGATGTAATTACATTATCAGCAAGTTCTCTGACATCACCTGTACGGGCTGAATTACGCCCTGTATCTCTAATAGCAACAACTGGATTTGACATTTATGTTCTCCTTTAATATCCAAATTCTGAATCAACTGGTGTATAAGCCTGTTCCATTCGCATGTGTCTAAATTGATTAAATATATCATTAACCTTTGGTCTTGACATAATCAGATAACGCAAGGCATCATAAGCATGGTCAGGTGCGTGGGTATCCACATCTTCAGGGTTAGATTTATCTAATGGTATACTTTGTAGCTCACGTATCAAGTTAGGACAGGTGTTAAATATTTGTATCTTTGGCCTTCCACTTGGTTGAACTCGCAAGTATTCATGTAGTTGAATCTTACCCTGAATCCTATTTTTATCTGCTCTACGCAGCTTATGGCCCCCACGCTGAAGTGTTTCTCCAACTGTAGGGCCTGTTGTACCTGTTCTATTCCACGCTGCTGTATCTAATACGCCTTGAATAGAAAAAGGATCTTCTAGCTCCATACTAGTAATTATCTGAGCCAGATCAACACCTGTAAGTCCTTTACGGTATAGCTCTCTATAAATTATTAATGTGCCATCGCTGGGATCAACACAACCCCAAACACAAGCACTTTCAGAAGCATAACCATAGTCAATACCTTTTATTCTTTCCCAACCTATTGGTATTTCAAAAGGTGTTATAACGTGTGTCATTACATCAAATTCTGTAAAGGCAGCACCCTCTGTAATATCCCAGTTACCCTCTAGAAGCTGCTTACGCTGTACATCTGGTAAAGCGTTTAGCATCTGTTCGTATCTACCATCTTTAGCAAGATACGGGTTATCTTCTAGTCTTGCTGGTATAAAACGTCGTGTCAATCCATCATGGCCTGTAAAGCTCTCATTAGGTTCTGATGGGTTCACATAACGCTTCTTTACCCATGTTGCACCAGCACCTCCGGGGTTAGCTGTACAACGCATGTATGGAGTAATATCAGGGTCTGTTGTTCTTAGTCGTGATGCTAAGTAGTTCCATGAGAACTCTGTACTTAAATGTGTAATCTCATCAAAACCAATCCATGAGTAGGCTTGACCTTGGTATCTGTACACATCTGCATCTCGTTCCAAGAAACCAAACTCTAGTTTAGCTCCTGATGGAAAAGTCCAGATCTTTTCAACTTCTCTGAACCTACATCCTGGAAAAGCCTTGGGGTATAACTCCCTAGACTTATCTATAAGTTCCCTGAGTTCAGGCATTGAGCGTCTTAGTATTAACGCCCTATGAGCAGCCCTATGAGCGAATCTCAGGGGATCTACAAGCATAGCATAGGACTTACCACCCCCTGCTGCGCCACCGTACAATACGTCCGTTTCTGGGGCTGCTAAGAAGTCTGTTTGAGGCCCTTCGTTGGGCTTAAAGATAATCTTATCTTCAACTACTTCTTTTGTACTGGGAGCTAGTAGATCTAACTCATCTTCAGTAACAATTTTACCAGTAACTGTAGTAACATCTTCAGGTTCATCTAATTTAGTTTGAACCTTAGTCTGTGTCGTTAAGCTTGCTTTAGCAGCCCTTAACTTCTTATCAAGAGCCTCAACTTTCTTCTGCTTCTCTCTTAAAGACTTTCTAGCTGCATTCTTTGCTTTCTGAGCAGTACTGTAATGATACTTGCCTTTATGACCTACAGCTTCTCTTTCATCCTTTACGTACTTTGAAAGAGACTGTACGGATATACTGTAACCTTTTGCTTCTACAAACAGTCTACCTTCACGTATAGACTTAATTGATCCTGCAACAATACCTTCTACTACTTCTTTGAGTATTTTGTATTTAGCTTCGTTACGTACAAAGACCTTGTTCTTTGCATCTGTATCGTATGCAAATGGCGCAACGCCCTGTGTACGTGGTTTAGTCTTCGGTAACTTCAACGTATTCACCTTCTACAACTGTTTTAGCAGGAAGGATAAATAACGAACCACCTTCAGACTCTACATTAACATCTAACTTATCTTGCTTACCTAATCCTGTACGATCTAAAATAGTCTGTGCAGCTTGTAGCCTTACGTTAGCTTGAGGCATTGGATCATCTGTATTCATCACCTGAACAAGCTTCATAGCAGCTTGGGGTGCAGATTGAGCAAGAATATTAGAGGCCAGTTCTATTATTTCATGTTTAAGTGATTTGATTACTTGGAAATAGCTACCTTCCGAATATCCTGCAAGCTCCGCTGCGTATTTTGGATCACCTCCCGTTTGGATTAGACAGTCCAAGAACTTTTGTTGTTTTTCTGTTAAGTCGCGTTCTTTCTGTTTTTGAGGTAAATATCCATTCATGTAAGATAGTATAGGGTCAGATCTGGGTTTTGTCAAGTCTTTTTTAAAATAAATGAAAAAAAACTTGACAAATTGAAATTTCAACCCTATACTAGAGTAACAGGCCGCCAGGGTTCAAGTATATATACATCAGCCTCTAGGTACTTTAAAGTACTTAAAGGGATCAGCGGCCTAAAAGTACTCATGGGCCACAAGCCTTGACAACTTGAAAAGCCTTTAAAATGTATACGAATTAGTATATATATACCCCAGGCCCCCTGGCCACCTGCGTACCCCTGCAAAGGCCGTGCTAACTTCTGAAGCCTTGCAAATACTGTGCCACTTTCAAAAGCCTTGCAAGCTTCGTGCCAGGTTTACTCATATTCCTAAAAGTTCTTAAAAGGCTTTTGAGTATTCCGAAGGCGTGACAATCTTGCAGCGCCCTTTTAAAGCTTTTAAATGTTAGTGAGTACTAACAAACCTTTCCAAGCTTTTCAATAACTTGGCACGTTTTTTGCTAAGCTCCTCAGCCTTCCGATTCCCCTATATAGTACGACCAAAAACACCACCAAAAAGCCACCCATTCAAAAGCTTTAAAGGCCTTAGAATCTGCGCAGGTTTGTGCAAAGTCTACCTTTTGAAAGGCTTTTGCCTAAAATAATTTGCCTTGTAAGTTATTGATTCTTTTGAAGTTTCAAAATTAATTTAACTTTTTTCAAAAAAACATTTGACAGCTTTTTAGTACTAGTTCATCGTTCGCTTCACATTCACTACATAAACAAAAACAAATGACTAATTACTTCGACGTTATCAAAGCGTATGCATCAAGAGATACAGTCACGTTATTTACTGGCGAGGTTTCTTTTGATACTTACCTAGCAGCAAACAGCAGTGATGCTGAATTGGTCGCTAAGATGATTAATGAAGCGATAGCCAACAACGCAGAAATGCAGTTCTATGTGGTAATGGAAAACTTAAAAACAATCTAGGGATAGAAAAATGAAACTTGAAAAGAAAATTGTAAACGATCTTATGACACCATTGGCTGCGGCAGAGGCTCGAAAGCTTGTTCAAGATATGATCAAGACGGGCAAGAAAAGTGATAATGAAGTTCAGAGGCTTTTTGAGATCTTCAAGGGCGCAATACACGCGCACGATGAAGCGCAGTTTAAGGCTTTTCAGATGGCCTTCTGCAATGCGGCAGGTTTTAAGAACGCGGCGCAAATGCAAGAAGCAGGGGTGATGCGTTTAAGTGTTACGCTGTCAGAGTTCAAGCGGTACTGTAAAGACTTTGCGGGTAAACCTGAGACTCGCGCAGATATGTATGCGGAAATGCAAGCGGCTGCTAAGGCTAAGAATAAGACGCCAGCAAGCGGCAGCGATGGTCAAAAAGCAGACCTAACGCCAGAATCGGGTGACGAGACAGAAGCGGCAGCGACAGTGCCAAGCGGATTAGTCAATCCCGTACTGATTGAACTATTCAACAAGGCGGCACAATTAAGCGCCGAGCAACAGGGCGAACTGGCACAGATCCTAGCGGACGCACTAAGCAAGTAATCCCCTAGCGTCCTGAGCATGACGCAAAACTGCTCGACCTTGCCAAGTATGGGGACGGTATAGCTGCGCCTGGCGCGAGGTAAACTTACACAATGTAATTTTTTGGAGTGTTTTAAAATGAGTTTTGCACAATATCTTTTTGTCACGTTTGCATCACTTTTTATGTTATCTTTTGGCATTGCGGCATTGGCGCTGTATGCTTCAAGCTTAACAATTCACTGGTTCTTTTTGTTGTTTGGTATCGTTTGCATTGTTGGTGGCGTCAATGGTATCATGGCACTCATACGCTACTCGCGTTAACTTACACAATGTAACTTTTTTGGAGGCTTTAAAATGACATTGGCAGAAGAATTTCTAAGCGTAGAACGTAGTCTAAAATACGCAGACCATGAAGAAATTGTTAAGGCTTTTGATGCTGGCGCTGACGTTAGCATTATCGCGCTCGATAATTCAGGGGAAGTCTACTCAGATCACACTGTCGTTACTTTTAGTGACGGTTCGGAGTGTTCTTTTAACTACAAGGGCGAAGAGGATTGGTTGCATACTGTCACGCACCTTGATGAAATTAAAAGGCTGCAAAAGCGGCTGCGAGGCTTAACCGATCAGCTAAACGATATTGCTGAACTAGTCGAAGATACTTGCGATAACAGCGATGTTGTGAGTAGAATAGCCGAAGTTCTTAACTTTGAATGGCGGCGTATTAATGGCAGGGAAGGCTGGCATCGCTGGTAGAACTTACACAATGTAACTTTTTTGGAGGCATCAAATGCTTTATTTAGATTCGGACATTCAAGAATTGGTTGATCAAATGACTAGCGCCACGGCTAAGCGTAAAGTTAAAGTCTGGGCTGGCGAGCGTAGAGGAATGACTATCGGTACATGGCAAGCCATTTCAGATTTGAGCGATAGTGATTTGCGTATTCTAAGTGCTATCGTGGGCAGTGAAGTATCAATAAGAAAAGGCGAAGAACAATGAGACATTCTGATCACCACGACAAAGTAATAGCCATTAGCGAGGATGTGGTAGAGCTTTTGCAGACAAAGCTAAAAGCTCTTGAATTCTTAGATCAACTGCGCTTAGTCAGTAGGGATGGTACTGTCTGGCCTGTTACTGGTACGCAGCTCTGCCGCAAGCAGATTGCTAGGGTAAAGCTTGCGTTGAAAGCTTTTGAGGATGTAGAATAATTACACAATGTAACTTTTAGGGGTACACAATGAAACTTCTTGACACTATCT